CCAACGAAGAACCATGGTTGGCTTCATGGGATGAGGAATATCATACGAGACGAAGTTTACATCTCGTGAGTGATATATAATCTCTTGAAGCAAGGCACCAACAGTATGGCCTCCCTGGTCAAGCTTTACATTGTATACATCTTTCTCTGATTCCCGAGTGATCTTCTCTAAAGCATTGGTCATCCATGAATCAACTTGCTGTTTAATCTCAGCTACTGCCAGCTTTACAATATCTTTTGCTTGCAAGACACCAACACTCTCAACAGAAACATCAATCCAATTTGGACGTCCAATTTCATCAATTGAGTAAGACTTCTGAATATAGAAGTTATCAAACACACGAGGGTCTCCTCCACCCTCAACATATTTCTTCTTATCTTTTTCTGCTCGTTCGGGGTCAACGTGATATGCCATGCTTGCAGTACAGACCTGGGAACCCTTTTCAACTGCTAGTTTAGCCTTTACATATACCTGCTCGCCTTTGCGAATACGAAGAAACAGCAAAGGCGTCTTAAGATCACGATCACGCATGATTAGGTGTTCACGGCCGGACTGAACTTCGAAGTCATCAGTTGTAATAAGCGTATCCTCAGTCTGACCATGCATTCGAAGTTGTATAGTTGAATCACGAATGATGGAAGAGTCAGTATGAATTGCATCAATTGGCAGAAGTTCCATGCGGTGCTTCAGCATCTCGTGCGGCATTTGTGTTGTGTTCTCCAGGATCTGGACATCACGCACAACTACGATAGGAATCTCACTCAGCATTACACGACGCATAGCGTTCACAAATGTGAGTGGGAAGTTACGAAATTCAGAAGTCAGGTGGATAGCATTCTTTTTAGGAACTGAAAAGGTCGCCATTGTTTTATAACAATAGTTTCGTTATCATCTCAATCCGTTTTTTCCTTGCTTGAAACAACGAATGTCGCAGCCATATATTTTTTACAGTGAGCGTTGCCCTCATAGTAAGCAAATTATTGAAACTCTAAAAGGTCTCAATAAAACTGGATTATACAAGTTTGTCCTGGTTGAATCTCTTGCTCGTAATCAGATCCCAGAATTTCTGAAGAAAGTGCCGACCCTATATGTTCCAGATACCAAGGATGTGATAGTTGGACAGCAAATTTTTGGATATATCAGCAAGCCTACAAGTGCTCGTAATGAACGCCCAACTAAGGGCCCAGATGGGGCACCCACGGGTTCGGCTCCTACTGGAGATATTTCTGCCTGGGGATTTGAAGGCTCTGGACGCTTATCTGAAGCTTACTCAATGTGGGATACACCAAATGCATTTGCAGCGGATGGAAACAGTCTTTATACATTTATTGGTGGTATGAGTCAAACTCCTGAACTTGCACGCGAGCCTACAAGTTCCGAGAACACCCTTAAATCTAAAACAGGTGCAAATGATGATATAAGCAAAAGACTAGAATCTCTTCAGTCTCAGCGTAAAAACGAATTTTCTGGTATTACTCGTACTTAATAATAACAAATGTCCAAGAAAGTTCTGATTGATGCCTTCTTCAATCAATTCACTTCCTTCTTGGGCGAACTAAAACAAATGTATCCAGAAGATGAAGATTTTCCTGTATTCATCACAACACTTTCATTAATGAAAACAGCAAACCCATTGCTTGTTGTCAATTTTGTAAAGACTGAAATTGTAGAACCATTTGGTGCTAAAATTCAAGCCAGAGATGAATCATTCTTTCTCGGTCAAGATTACACTACTCGTAACGATGTTAATCTAGATATAGTTGAAAAAATTAAGCAGTATATCCAGGGAATGTCTCCTGAGACTAAAGAGACAGTATGGAAGTATATTGAAATCATTACCAAACTATGTTTAAAAGCACTGGAAGCTTAGAAAAACTTGTCGTTCTCCCTCTGGTCGAGAGACCAACGCCAGAAAAACGGATTAGTATGATTTTATAGAATATTATGCAACAAAATGATCTCCGTGACTTTCGTGACTTACGTAACCGCAGGGTTCATCGCAGGGGCATATGCCATGACCATTCCTGGCTTTAGGCCAGTAGTGTATCAGACATTGTCTGCAATTCGCAAGACAACGTCTGAGATGTTCGCAAAAATGGCTCAAGCAGCTGCTCCTATCCCACAACATGCGGGACAACCCAAGGACAACTCAGATGATGAGTAATACGGCTTAGGCCGATTTTTTAAACCCATATAAATCATTTGGCTCTAATTCCACAAGCTCCTTCAAAGCAAGGTTAATATCTTTAAAATTGCGGAACAAAATCTGATTCACCTCTGCTGGTGACCACTTTCCGTTTAATGCAGCATTATCAATCACAATACTACTAATATCATAAAAACTACAAACCATGTCATGAATAATTTCGGCCGAACACTTCTTAAAATTTACAATCATGTCAATTCGTCCTGGACGAATCAGTGCACTATCAATACGCTCAGGAAAGTTAGTTGAAATTGCAATAATACGTCCATTTGACTCTAAAGTTCCATCCAGAAGGTTGAGCAAAAATGACAGATCAATCGGATTTGTCTCCTCCTCTTTAATATTACCAAACTCATCCATCTTGATCTCTTTCTTTACTTCAGGCTTCTTTAGCTCTCGGCGCAAAACAATATCACCCATTGCATCAATATCTTCAATCACATACATTCGCTCATTTACTGGAATAATATAGCGTTCAGTCTTACCATTATCCAGCACATTGATCTCATCATTAAAGAACAGATGAGTTAGCTGCTCCTTAGACTTAATCTCAGATAGGTGGATGTTGATGATATGGCGCTTACCAACATTTGCAATCGCCTTAATCGTTGATGTCTTTCCACAACCAGGCGGCCCATGAAACATAAACCCAAGAGTATGAGGAATTCCCTTTGCATCATACCAGTCCTTACGCTTCAGAAAGAACTCAGTGTGATCTCTAACATGTTGTCTCTGCTCAAAAAATACATTATCAAAAGTTCGTGAGGTAACAAATTTATGCTTGGTAAACATGATGTATGATGTTGGTAGAGGGTTCTGAATTCCTCTATTCTTCGTTTGAACCATCATATTGAAGAAATACTTGTTGGTACCAAGCTTATTCAACATATGGCGATCGTAATCAGTTGAGCAGCTCTCAACATAATTCTGAAGAAACATGTTCTCATGCTCATAGCAGAATATCTTAAACTTTAGGGCTTCAATAGTTCCTTCAGAATGTTTGATTTCTAGTAGCTGAAAGTATAGGTCATTATCAATGCTAATTGAATCAAATTCATGGGGAACATAATCATGATGAGTAATTGCCAGGAGGTGTCGGATAGAATGAACCTTGGATACTGAATGGATTACAGCATCCATACGATTCTGGAAAAATGTCGGAGTTGATTTCTTATCTTCCTTATTTCGTTCAAAAAGGATCTCTGCACTAATTTCCTTGTTAGGGGGAGGCAGATTTTCGGGTTTAGTCTGCTTACGTCTACATCCCGCGAACAAGAAACCAGACCACTGAGGGAAAGATTGAACAAGACGCTCAAAAAGAGACACAATAATAAATGATTTTGCTCCTCCGCCAGAACTCAGCATCATCTGTGTTTTTAGCAATTCAACAATTTGCTGATTCATTTGGAATTATTAATCAATCACTGTTTAGATTGAATACACATATCCAAGGTTGGAATATTAACATGAACAGGCTTAGAACGCTTCAGACGCAAAGATTCCGATGCCTTTTCAACAACATCATTAGATAAAGATACATACTTTTTGATATCTCTCAGAGGTCCCTGAATATTCATAGTAGGAAATATCATACGGATCGGAGGAAGAGATGATAAGATAATATCATTTGTGGTTATTATGTAATTTCGAAACTGTTCAATATCCAGGGGACCGCCAAATAATCTCAAAAGAGTGCGAGGAGGAGCAGGAGAAATACTATCCTTATATAACGGGCCATACAGGTAATTTAGCAAAGAATGCCTATTCCAACGAGTACCATCAGAAATAGTTTGTTCCGAATACAGATTTGCTAAAGCACATTCAGGCGAGCAAAAATTACCTTCACATGTGTAAATATTCTTATAAGCCTCATAAGAAATAGGAGATACAAATCTGCTGCCATTAAATTTATGACAGCACCAAAAGCATGCTATATGCTCGGAATATTCAGTTACACATGAAATTTTTTCCAGAATTGGTTTTAGTAGATCATTATCAAACCGCTGAACAGTATTAGAAACTTCTACAGAGTGAAGAATGTCAGAATACGAAACAACATCTCCAACTGGTAAAATACGATCACCTGCAGTCTCACAGATTTTTAAGAAAAATATCACAGGAGTATCTTTCACCGGCTCAACTTTTTTCAGTTTTTTCGGAGGCATTTAATAGATTTATGTGATTAACGTAAAAATGGAATTTTTCTGTTGATAACACTTGTAGTAACATTTCAAGATGGAAGGCATCCTTCACCGCATTGCAACCTCAAACAACGTAGAGTTCACGGCCATCTTGGCTTTGACCTGCTTTGTGGTCTTTATGCTGGCAGTCTTTGCCTGGGAGATTCTGCGTGCGATTGATCGTGCTACAACTCTCATCATCAAGATCATCTATGCCCCCCTTTCGTGGATGGCATACAAGACAGCGCAACTGCTGATTCTGGCATTTGTCACAGCAATTGTGGCTGCCATGATTAACCCAACTGTGCTGACCTACAAGTTCTGATACGTGTCCGAAAAGACACATTTTTCTTGTCGAAAAGACACATTTTTCTCAAAATGGATTTGTTAAATTCCAGATTTATTTCACCAACAAAAATGCACGAGGACCTAAGCATTGCCGCCCTTCCGTTTATGGCAGGTCTGCTCTGCGGACTCGTCATCTTCACATTCACAATGTGCTGGACACTGAGAGACTATGAACCGCAGGAAACTGCAGGTGACCTCTTTCAAGCAGAAACCGCCGGTGATGATGAGGACGACTTTCGAGAGTTCATCATCAAGCGCCTGGTTGAGAGCTCTGCATTCAGAGCCAAGCTAGTCAATGGAATGGCTTTGCTGCATGAGACGCATCCCAAGATATATGCGCAGGTTATGCGCAAGTAATATGCCTTCGGGCAATTTTTTAAAAATGGAAAGTTTTTATATAGTGATATACGTATTACTAACCACCATGACCACCATTGCTGCCGCCCGCGAAGACTTGCGGATCGCAGAGCTGGTCTTGCAGATAGCCACCGACAATGGCTACCTCAAGGTAATTCCATATCTTGAGGTCAACGTCATCAAGGCCCAAAAGGTCCTTGTCTCACTTGAGGGACACCGCTCTCCAAGCGAGATGCTTCTTGAAGCATTTGGCATCCTGCCACCACCACCAAAAAAGGTGATCACCAGGACCCCCGCTCCGCTACACAAGATCGTGACCTTTGTCTAATACGCCTTCGGGCAATTTTTCTATGTCTATTCAAAAACGAATTTACATGTTGTCATTCCTCCTAACCTCAACAAGATGTCTCTATCTCAAACATACCGTAAGCATACCCACCGTGAGCACATTCTCAGCCTTCCCGATACTTATATTGGGAGCATTGAGAACTCCACGGAGGAACACTATGTAGTAGAGGGAGATTCCTTTGCTGCAAAGACCCTGAACTTCAATCCTGGATTCTACAAGCTTATTGATGAGCTTCTAGTAAATGCCCATGACCATGTTGTTCGTCTACGTGAACGCAAGTCCACGAACCCAGTAAAGAACATCAATATCTCTTCCGATGGAAATACATTCACTATTCGCAATGATGGTGAGTCTATTGATGTAGAAAAGCATCCTGATTATGACGTATACATTCCTCAACTCATCTTTGGTGAGCTGCTGACTTCTACAAACTATGACAAGGATGAAAAGAAGCTGGTTGGTGGCAAGAATGGTTACGGCGTCAAGCTAGTCAATATCTTCTCGAAGAAATTTGAACTTACTATCGTAGATGCCAAACGCAACCTAAAATACAACCAGGTCTTCGAAAACAACATGTCCAAGATCGGAACACCTTCCGTAAAACCATGCAAGACTAAGTCTTATGTCGAGATTATCTGGACACCAGACTTTACTAAATTTGGTTGGTCTGAATCAATCCCTGAAGCAATTCTTCAGGTTGTCCAGCGGCGGGTTTACGACCTGGCAATGACAGTCGGAAAGGATGTTAAGATTACATGGTGCGATACACCCATCAGATTTCGCGATCTCACAAGTTATGCTAGTTGGTATCTTCCTAAAGATGCAACCATTATCACAGACAATCCCCAACTTCACTGGCATGTAGCACTTAGTGACTCTCCCACAGACAAGGCGTTCAATGTATCCTTTGTCAATGGCATCTGGACTCGGTCTGGCAAACACGTGGATGAAATTACGAATCAGGTTGTTTCTCATATTGTAAATTATATCGAAACCAAGAAGAAGATTAAGGTCAAGCCAGCGCTGGTTCGTGATTCATTGGCTGTATTTATTCACTGCTTTGTAGAGAATCCTGCATTCAGCTCTCAAACCAAAGAAGTTCTGACATCTAAGACTTCCTGCAGACTTTCTGAGGATTTCCTCAAGAAGGTTCTAAAGCTTGGAATTATAGACAAGGTTCTTGAGGCTCAGAATGTTAAGGATGCAAAGGACCTGAAGAAGACTGATGGCAAGAAGACTAGTAAGATTACTGGTATCCCGAAACTAGATGATGCTGTACTGGCTGGCACAACTCGTAGCCACGAGTGCACGCTGATTCTTACTGAGGGAGACTCAGCTAAAGCAATGGCTCTATCCGGTCTATCCCAGGAACAACGCAAACTATACGGAGTATTTCCTCTGCGTGGTAAGCTGCTAAATGTCAAGGATATGACCTCTAAAAAGATTGAAGCAACTGAGGAAATTGCAAACATGAAGAAGATTATCGGCCTGGAGTCTGGCAAGAAATACACTGATGTTAAATCATTGCGTTATGGTTCTATCCTTATCATGACTGACCAGGATTATGATGGCTCTCACATTCGTGGCCTGCTTATTAATATGTTTCATGAACTCTGGCATCAGCTAATTGAGATTCCTGGGTTTATTACTTACATGGCAACTCCAATTGTCAAGGCAACTAAGGCATCTAAAACACTCTCATTCTACTCTCAGTATGACTACGAGGAGTGGCGCAAAGAAAATCCTTCGTGGAAGGTCAAGTATTACAAGGGATTGGGCACTTCAACCCGTGATGAAGCAAAGGAATATTTCAAGACAATGAATGTTATGAAGTACATGTATTCTGAAAAATCAGACGATTCCATTCAACTAGCTTTCAATAAGTCTATGTCTGATAAACGTAAGGAGTGGCTTCAGACGTATTCTCGTTCAAACATTCTGGATAATGGACATGTATCCTACGAAGACTTTGTTAACAAGGACCTGATTCACTTTTCAAACTACAATTTGGAACGTTCGATTCCTAATGTGATGGATGGCCTGAAGACATCTCAACGCAAGATTCTATTCTCTGCTTTGAAGAGGAATTTGAAGTCTGAGATTCGAGTTGCACAATTTGCTGGATATGTCTCAGAGCATTCTGGTTACCATCATGGCGAAGCATCATTGAATGACGCTATTATTGGCATGGCCCAGGATTATGTCGGGTCAAACAATCTGGCATGGCTTGTGCCTCAAGGGCAATTTGGCACTCGTCTTCAGGGTGGAAATGATGCAGCATCGCCCCGTTATATTCACACCTATCTGCAACCGTATATCGGCTCATTAGTTCCAACTGATGATCTAGAATGCTTGAAGTATCGTGATGATGATGGTCTACCAGTCGAGCCTGAGTGGTATGCACCAATTCTACCTATGCTTCTAGTCAATGGTGCTCGTGGTATTGGCACGGGTTATTCAACTTATATCCCCCAATGCAATCCATCCAACCTTCTAGTTGGTATTCAACGCTGGCTTAAGAAAGAGGTGAAACTTGAAGACATTAATCTGGATCCCTGGTATCGTGGTTTTACTGGAACTATTGAAAAGACAGGAACTGACTTCACTGTCAAGGGCAACTGGACAATCAACAAGGATACCATGACAATCACAGAACTGCCAGTAGAGACCTGGACATCTGATTACAAGGAGTGGCTAGATAAGCAACTAACTGAGGGAATTATTAAGGACTATTCCGATACATCTACCGATACGCATGTGTCTATTACAATCAAACTTACCGGAACTCCTGAACATACTAAGCTAATTGAGAAGTCCCTTACAAGCAAGATTAAGCTGACTAACATGCATGCATTCAACTCTGAGTGCATCATCAACAAGTATGAAACTCTTCATGAGATTCTGGATGAGTTTTCTGTAATTCGCCTTGATCTCTACAAGAAGCGTCGTGCTCATTGTCTAGCACAGATGAAGGCCAAACTACCATTTCATGAGAATGTAGTAAAGTTTATCGAGCAGCAAAGTCTTGATACTCCTCTTCCCGACCTTCGTCGTAAGACCCGGGAGGAATGTGATACTCTGCTTGAGAAATACTTTGTGAAAATTTCTGATTCATATGATTATCTAATGGATCTTCCAATCAAGTCTATTACAACTACCAACGCTCGAAAGCATCAGGCTGACCTGGAATCTCTGCGTGGAAAGATTTCTGACCTCGAGAAGAAGACGCCTGAACAGCTCTGGTTGGATGACCTTGAAACGTTTTCAGGAATCTATTCAAAGAAGAAGTAATGGAGGCAAAAACATATCTAGAACTCTTAGCAGAGAATGATGAAGAAGCTCGCAAAGAGTTTGCTCCTAATGCAAAAGAACTTTTGACCGCTAATTTTGTTGAATACGATGACCATGTCGACGGACATGATAATCATCCAGATGAATTAGAAGACCAACATGAATTTCAAAGAGAACAAGGAAGTCATCAGGTAGCTGCTTTAGTTCCTCCGCCAGAGAAAGATGTTCATGCATCAACAACAGGTGTTCGTTATGATAAGAATGTTCAAATTCATGTAATATCTATTGATTCCAGATTTCGTTCAGACCAAGGAGATAATCCTTCCAACTTTTTATTCAAGTTGCTTACCCCAATCAAAAATGTTATTTCTGTTCGATTATCAAGTTTAGAAATTCCAAACACCTGGTATACATTTTCTGAAATTCGCGGAAACACATCATTAATTGTTAATGTTCAAAATGCTCCCAATAGTAATTCCTTAGTTCAATCAGCAAGAGTTGTAATCACTGAAGGGAATTATACTTTAAATACATTACAGACAAATGATTTTTTATTTGAAATTTTTAATCAACTTAACGCTGCATTTTCAAATGTTAGCTTCTCTGTATATTTTAATACTATTAGCGGTAAGATAACTTTATCTTGCTTTACAAAGGTAAATCCGCCTGCAGGTGGTTACACATATTTTAATCAGCCACGGCGTTTGCTTCTTGGTGCTCCTCCTACGACTGGTTTTGAAACTCCTCTTTTAGTTTCTTTTAACTTTGCAGATAGTGTATATTCAACTCGCGATAACAACTGGGGATTAGGGTTTAATTTGGGGTATCAGATTAAAGAGACAAAATATGCAACTAGTCATGCTGCTGATTCAATTCCAGATGTAAATGATACAAATTATGTATTTCTTTCATTAAATCCAGATTGGAGAGTTGTAGAACATAACCAGCCAGATAGCACACAGACGGCTGCATTTGCTAAAGTAATTGTGAATGTTCCAAAGAATGATATCGTATACGACAATGGTGGGAATACGATAACTAAGCAGTATTATTTGAGACAACCAACTAACATAAGTGTTTTTAATGTCAGTATCCTGGATGAGTATGAGAATTATATTCAGTTGGAAGGTGGACACATTTCATTGACACTAGAAGTTACTGAAGTTCTTCATGCTTCATTATATGAAACTATGAGGACGTAAGTTTTACTTCCAGGGCTGTTAATGGAGACCTAGAAATTATAATACCTACATAATAAATGAACTTTGTACGTCCTGAATCTGTCGAGAATAGATATAACCTAACATCTACTAATCAGCAATTCCCTAACACTAAGCGCAATGGCCGTGTTCCTAATATGCTAGATCCTGCTCTTCAGGAACTTTCTGCAAGGCAGTATTCTTTATATGAAGAAAAGCCTGTTTTTCTTGGATCTGATATTCGCCAACAACTGATTGGCAATGTTCATCATGCAACTCCTTTGAATACTGCCTTCTTCAGCAAATCAAACATTGATTATATTCAACAAGCTATTCAAGACCAAGTATTTCTTATGTCTGGCAATAAGCATCGTATCGACCGCCAAAATGATGATGATGTGAAGCTTATTATGCGTTCTTACTATATGATGTTTGGTCGTAATAATCCTAATACTGTTGAGTCTGATATTGCTGATCTGAATGCTCGTGTTATTGGTTTTTCATCTGCAAGAATTTTTAGTGAACTTGATTTTTATCTGTTTTATCGCCAGGATATTGCAGAATTTGCTCCTCCGATTGCTAATCCGATGGATGTTCATGTAAAGGGGACTCGTACTGGCGAGCTAAAGTCGTTCTTTTAATTACCTCTATTAACTTTTTCTTTTTTTCTTTCAGAACTTCTTGTGACTCTTTCAGATATTTTTTATAACATTCTGAATTGTGATAATCATGACGCATTAAATATGCTGCTTGTTTAACTGTTTGAACAGACATATATAAGCACCATACGCGTAAAATATGATCTTCCATATCTGTAGGAGTTTCACCTATCGGTTCCATTATTAAAACGAATCTTTAATCTGTTACACAGATAGTAAGAAAACAGGATGATCGGTCGCAACTCAGATGCTTACGCGCAGATGCTTTACAACCGCTTCCTGGCTAAATACCAGGAGACAATAAGCATTAAGGTCCAGTGCACTGCACTTGGATGCACACACTTCAAGGTAGTCAGAGCCAACACTGCTCCGATTTATCTGCAGAACATACGCAAGTATTACCTCTGCGATGAGTGCGAGTACTGCGAATCCTCAATGGATGAGGAGCCAGACTCCCAATAGTGCGCCTTAACAGGCTCACCATTTTTTTTACTATCATGTAATGGAACTTATAAAGTTTAAAGGAACACTATACGGAAAGCTGGAAAACCAACTTTTTGTATGGGAAGCAGCATG